CTACTAAAATCGTCCAGACTTCTACCTATCAATGAAACTGTCTTACCTGTGATGTCTCGAATAGGAAAGATGATACGGTTTTCGAATTGGGGTACATTCCAAGTAAACGCGTCCCATATACGCAAGGTCTCCTCAGATATGTTTCGAAAACCGCCACCTCTCCATTCCAGTCTGTCTTTTGGGAGTTGTATGCCGACAGTTTCGCTTTTAACTTTTTGTATCTTTTCTTTTATTCTATGCACTCTTACTTCTAGTGGACTTGATGGTGCACCAAAGTGTGTAAATAAATTACCTTTAAAACCACAGGAAAAACAATGAAATATTCCTGTAATTCTGTCCACTCTCATTGAAGGATTGTTGTCATCATGTTCAGGATTAAGACAATGAATCTTAGCGTCTTTCCCACTTATCTGATACTTTATTCCTTTCTCTTTTAATAAATCTTCTGCTATCATAATTACATATATTATAACAAATTTTTAAGGATTTGTCAAGAAATATTTTCCGCCTCCATAGTCCATCTGTAATAATCCTTTTCGATTATATACTTACCGCCTCTGCAATATACTTCTACAGTTTTATTATTACTGAGTAAAGCTGCGGCTGCAGCTCCTGTTCCACAACTTGGTACATAACCTACACCTCTTTCCCAAATATCTACAAAGATATTACCATCATAAAGAAAGTGTACTTGAATCTGATTTTCATTCCATGTTGTATCTATCTCCTCTACATTTCTGTGGTAGAGTGTCTTTTTGTTTCTATTTATCTCTATCATGTATGGAAATATACCATCACTACTAGCTAAAGGAGCCAAGAAAGTAATCTTTCCATGTTCTGCTAACTCAGCATTAAAACATACTGGTGCCGTACTACCATCAATGTTCCATATCTGACCTGTATTTATATTCTTCCATTGACAATATCCTATTTGATGCAAAGGGTTTGTGTCTGCTAGAATTATTACTTGTCCGTTAACTTTGACTTGTGTTTCCATGGTAGCTCGTCTCCTAATTTTTCATGTTCTAAAAATGATGGGTCGTCTTCGTAATACATAGACTTCCATACTAATTCTGCCATCTGAAACCAGATAGCTATTGCTTTGTTTCTAAATTCTTCGTCACCCCATAAATAATATAATAACCACCACTCTTTATCAAATTTACATACTCTCACTTCTGCACTATGTAATTCAGGTATATCTGCGAGAACTCTCAGTCTTTGACTACCTGCAATAGGGTACCAGTTTGGCATACATAAAAACGGTGACCGTATGCCCTCTCTTATTAGTGCTTCTTTTAGTGGTTGATTTTCTGGCACCTCTCTTATATTTTCTTGTACTTTTTCCTGTTCTAATAACCACCCTACTGTTCTTATATACCAAGTGTGTGGTGGTAATGGCACTAACTCTGCTGTTGTTCTACTTACTCTATCATATGCCATGTGTTCTCCTAAATTGGTGGAGGTGACTGGAATCGAACCAGCGACCTACTGCGTGCAAGGCAGTTGCTCTCCCTGCTGAGCTACACCCCCTATAAATCATATGTATCTTCCCCTGTTGTCATTGTTTCTTTTAACTCGGCTTTTTCATCTGGGTCAAGTGCAGTATGAGGTCCAATCTTTAAT